CAACAGTAGCGGCATGAGCGACCAGTACCTTGCTATTATGGTAGACCTGCTGCAAAAGATTATAGAGTTAATCGAGCAGATGGATCTGACCGTCTATGTGGATATCAGAGAAATCAAGAAGCAGCTGGCTGATCTGGAGAAGCGCAGCGGCTACAAGCTCAGACCGACATAAGGAGGAAACAGCATGGCAATCTATATTAACGGGCACAAATACCCCTCTTATGACCAGGGGCCGGGTCTTACTATAGATTGCCATG